AAAACGTGATTGGGACTCCTTTTCTGATAAGGAGAAGGAGTCCTTTGTCCCGTATATGGTTAATCGTTTTTTATCTATGAATCAACCCTTTGTTGAGTTAGTAAATTATGTTCAAACCATACCCTATACTGAAAAAGAAAAATACTACACAGTATATTGTGGTTTACTACCTAAGCAAAATGTTTGGCTTAAATATATTAAAACAAAAATGAAACAACCTAAAGTAGAATTAGTAGAAGCACTAGCTAAAATGTATGAGTGCTCTACTCGTGAAGCAGCAAATATGGTAATTGTTATGGATAATAATGATTTAGAAGAAATGCTTTACAAAGCCGGGTACCAAGATAAAGAAGTAGCAAATATGTTTAAGTAATGGATAGCATAGTAAAATCAGTTTTAAAACAATTTACCGAACGAGCAGAGTTTGGTAAAAAAAAATATGGTGTTGACTTAGACAGAGAAGATTTAGTATTCGGTGAATGGGTTACTCATATGAAAGAAGAACTTATGGATGCCATACTTTATTTAGAAAAATTAGAAAAGTTATATGGCAAAGAAGCCCCAAATACTCAAGGAGATACAAAATAAGGAATTGCCTGAGGTAAATTACGCTTACCAAAAGACTATTTCTTACTCCCAAATGTCAATGTATAGGAGTTGCCCTCACAAGTGGGAACTTCAATATAAAGAAGGACATTATAATAATGATCCTAACATTCATTTTACTTTTGGAACCTCGATGCATGAGGTAATTCAGGAGTGGCTTACTGTTTTATATGAAGAATCTTCACTCGTAGCAGATGATATGGACTTGGAAGGACTATTCCAAGAAAAATTCATAAACCTCTACCAACAAGAATATAAAAAATTTAAAAATACCCACTATTCATCCCCAGAGGAGCTTAGAGAGTTTTTTGAGGATGGAGTAGCAATTCTTAATTTTCTTCAAAAGAAACGTAGTACTTATTTTAGTAAACGAGGATGGCACTTAGCTGGTATCGAATTACCTATCGTGATGAACGTTGGTAACAATTTGGTATACAAGGGTTTTATTGATATGGTATTATACCATGAACCCACAAACAAATTTTATATCTACGATATAAAAACGTCAAGAAGTGGATGGAACGATAAAGCTAAAAAGGATGAAACTAAGCAAATGCAGTTAGTCCTTTATAAAAAGTTTTTTAATGAGCAGTATGGCATCCCACTTGAAGATATAGAAGTTGAATTCTTCATAGTTAAAAGAAAAATATGGGAAAATAGTGATTTCCCTATATACAGGGTACAACTCCATAAACCTGCTGCAGGACGAAATAAACTTAATAAAGCAGATCAAATCTTAGAAGAATTCATTAAAGAATGCTTTACCCCTAAAGGTAAGTACCAAGAAAAAGAACATCCTAAAATAGTATCCCCTTTATGCAAGTGGTGTGCTTTTAATAATAATAAAGAATTATGCGATAAATCATAATAATTCCTGACTCCGTACATACTTATATCCAACAAACATATAAAAAATATTATGAGTAAAAAAGATTTAACATTAACAAGCGTAAAAGTCCAAAGCGGCTTATTTGAAGAATTTAAGGTGTCATGTGTAAGACATAAATTTTCACTACAAAAACTTGCCGACCGAGCTATTCATTTGTATCTTACAGATGAGGATTTTAAACGGCAAATCCACAACCACAACAATTTAGATTTATAATAGAAAATGAAAAAAGGTTATATACCAAAAGATCAACGAAAGAAAATTTTGTTGATGTGTGACGATATTAGAACACATTCTGGAATTGGGACTGTAGCAAGAGAAATAGTAGTCCACACGGCCCACCATTTTAACTTTGTTAACATAGGAGCTGCAATCCAACACCCTGAAGCAGGAAAAAAGTTAGATATTAGTGAGGATACTAGTAAAGAAGCAGGAATTGAGGATGCTTCAGTAATCATTTACCCAACTAACGGTTATGGATCCCCATCACTAGTCCGCCAGATGATAGCAACCGAAAAACCTGATGCTATTTTTATCATAACTGATCCCCGATATTGGACTTGGCTATTTCAAATGGAAGGAGAAATTAGAAAACAAATCCCGATCGCTTACTTAAACATTTGGGATGACTACCCAGCCCCACGTTATAATGAATCTTTCTATGAGTCATGTGATTTGTTAATGGGTATCTCTAAACAAACAGTCAATATTAATAGGTTGGTTTTAGGAGATAAAGTACAAGATCGTATTTTAGAATATGTACCCCATGGTTTAAACCATAACACATTCAAACCCCTAGAAAAAGATAATACTGAATTAGTAGAATTTAAAAAGAATTTGTTTGGAGGTAAAGAATTTGATTTTGTTTCATTCTTTAACTCAAGAAATATTAGACGTAAGCAGATACCTGATACTATTTGGGCATTTACACAATTTGTAGATAAATTACCTTTAGAAGAGGCTAAAAAATGTGCTTTAGTACTTCATACTCAAAAAGTAGATCCTAACGGTACTGATCTTCCTGCAGTAGCAGACATGCTTTGTGGTGATGATGAAAGATATAATATTATCTTCTCTGAAGATAGACTTACCCCACACCAAATGAATCTACTGTACAATAGTACTGATGTCCAGATTCAACTTACTTCTAATGAAGGATGGGGTCTTAGTCTAACTGAAGCTATATTATCAGGTAATCCTATAATTGCTAATGTTACAGGAGGGATGCAAGACCAAATGAGATTCACAGATGAAAAAGGATTATGGTTCACACCCGATGAAAATATCCCCTCAAACCACAGAGGTACCTATAAAGAATGTGGACCTTGGGCATTCCCAGTCTTCCCAACAAGTATCTCAATTGTGGGTTCACCTCAAACTCCCTACATTTTTGATGATAGATGTGAAGCAAGTGATGCTGCGAATCAAATCATGGAAGTTTACAACCTAGACCCTGAACGTAGAGAGGCTATTGGCTTAATGGGTAGAGAATGGGCTATTGGAAACGAAGCGGGTTTTACATCTGAAAAACAAGGTGAAAGAGTTATAGAAAATGTTGATAAACTTCTAGAAACTTGGCAACCCCGATCCCAATATGAGTTGGTAAAATCCACTCCACTTAAAAAGAAAGTTGCACAACATAATTTAGTATATTAATGAAACCAATGTTTATAGTAAGCTGTCCTATTGATACGTACAGCGGTTATGGAGCTCGAGCTAGAGACTTTGTAAAAGCCTTAATTGAATTAGATAAATATGATGTTAAAGTTTTACCTCAAAAGTGGGGTCAAACACCCTGGGGGTTTATTAAGGCACACCCTGAATGGGAATTCCTCACCTTACATTTACTCCCAGCAGGTAATCAACTCCCCAAACAACCCGAGATTTGGTGCCAGATAACAGTACCTAATGAGTTTCAACCTATAGGAAAATATAATATTGGATTAACAGCGGGTATTGAAACTACAGGATGTCACCCCTCATGGGTTGAAGGATGTAATAGAATGAACTTAGTATTAACTTCATCTACCCATAGTGCTAATGTATTTAAATCTATTAAATTTGAGCAACGCAATCAGAAAACCAATGAAGTAGTAGGTCAATATGGTTTAGAAAAACCCATTGAGATATTAATCGAAGGTGCTGATCTAGAAACTTACCAACCCAAAAAATCTGAATTTAATTTAGATGAAGTTGAAGAAGAATTTGCATATCTGTTTGTAGGACATTGGATGCAAGGTAATATAGGACATGATAGAAAAAATGTAGGGTTACTTGTAAGGTTATTCTTTGAAGCTTTTAAAAATAAAAAGAAAACTCCGGCTCTAATACTAAAAACTACAGCTGTAGGAACCTCGTATATGGATCGAAATGAAATTCTTAACAGGATAGATCAAATTCGCAATTCTGTAGAAGACGCTCGAACTCTACCAAACGTGTACCTCCTACAGGGGGAAATGTCTAATCAAGAAATTAATGAACTTTACAACCATAGAAAGGTTAAAGCCATGGTTAATCTAACTAAAGGTGAGGGATTTGGTAGACCACTTTTAGAATTTAGTTTAACTAAAAAACCAATCATTACTACAAATTGGAGTGGTCATATTGATTTCCTTAATGAGGAATTTACCTCCCTACTCCCAGGTGAACTCCACCAATTAGATGATAGTTCGGTAGTAAAAGATATGCTAATGAAAGAATTTAAATGGTTTGGGGTAGACCATAATACCGTAGTACTAACCCTTAGGGATATGTTTGTTAATTATAAGAATTATAAAGAAAAGGCAACACGACAGGCATATAAAAGCCGTACAGATTTTAGTTATGGAAAAATGGTAGAACAACTAGAGGGTTATCTAAATCAGTACATTCCTGAATTTCCTAAAGAAATCCAATTAGAACTTCCTAAATTAAATTTACCTAAACTTAAAAAAATAGAAAATGCAGAAGGATAATTTAGGAATATGTTCACGATGTGGTAGTGATGCTTGTTATGAACAAGATTTGGGGGCTAATTATAAAGTTTATATGTGTTATGGATGTGGTTTTACTACTAATACCTTAATGACTGAAGATAGTGAATTTTTAGAAGAACAACTCGAAGTACTTCCTGAAATATATAAAGATTTACTGTATACAGATGATAAGGGATTAAATTGGATTCCATCTACTATAAACCTACCCGAAAAAGGAATGATTTTTATAAATAGCACTACAACGGAAGGATGGGAATGGTCAGCTTGTCCTGCTAAAGAACTTACTGAAGAAGAATTATCTAAATTCCCTGAAGGAACTACCCACAAAATGGATATGAAGAGTGTAAAACACTTTAATGAGCGTGATTTTATTGAAGCCATCGATTATATTGGATTATTCACGAACCCCGAGTAATGACACTAAGCTACGCTATACCAGTATGTAATGAATGGATACAATTAGAGTATCTATTAAAGTATTTGTTTAAACACAAACGTGAACAAGATGAAATTGTAGTACAATGTGATAAAGGAAATACAACACCTTCTGTTTACCAGGTACTCCAAGAATACTCTACTTATTATTCTGTGGGTTTTAAAGTAATTGAATTCCCTTTAAATAAAGATTTTGCTTCATTTAAAAATAATCTTAAGGATGCTTGTAGCGGAGATTATATCTTCCAAATTGATGCCGATGAATACCCTGATGATTATTTAATGGCTGCTATTGAAGAAGTTATTAAGATGAATGATAGTGTAGATGTATTTTGGGTACCCCGAATTAATAAAGTAGAGGGTTTAACCCAAGAGCATATTAATAAATGGAAATGGAATGTTGATCAAGATGGTAGAGTTAATTTCCCAGATTATCAATGTCGTATTCTTAAAAATGTTAAACGCATTAAATGGAAAAATACAGTCCATGAAGTACTTACCGGTCATAAATCCGAATCTCACCTCCCGGCTAATGATGAATATTGTTTGATTCATCTTAAAGGCATTGAACGTCAAGAAAAACAAAACGAATTATACAGTAAATTATGAATGAGATTAAATGGTTTTTTGACCACCTTTATAACAAAGAAGCTTTTTCATTTTCTAGATTTAACGATGGAGAAATGGGGGGAATCATGTATGATAATTTTATAGCTGCTAGGGGGGATCAATTAGTAAACCCTGAACTTTCTTCTGCACTAAAAACTTCACTAACCTATCAACAAAAAAATTATTATGTAGGAATACCTTGTAGTACATGTTTTCCCCAAATGTATCATTATGCTAATGAATTAGTAGGAGAGTACAAACATAAAACCAGGGCTGTTATTCTTACAAATAGAAATTGGAAGGATTTTATAGATAATATAAGTAATGCTGTAAAAGATTATAATATTTTATGGGTAGGAGGGGATGACCAAATTACGGATAATTTACCTTTTAGTATTGATAGGGAAATTCTTATTTCTAGAAAAAATTCGTGGGAGTACTATCCCCAATTAAAAGAATATTATAAAGAAATTCCTAAAGGTTGGTTAGTGTTCATATCATTAGGGCCTACCGCTAGAGTATTAACTCAAGAGTGGTTTTATCATCGCCCTGATTTAACTATAATTGATATAGGAAGTAATTTTGACCCTTTTACAAGACAGGTAAAACATAAATGTCATTTAGGGTGGGAAAATGGATTTAATATTCAAACTCCTTGTACTGAATGTAATTAAAAATATAATTATGCCTAAAATAATAACAGAAGAAGATGATTCATAACCCATATAAAATAGTAAACATGTTTGAGGAAGAAATAGCTCATTATACGGGTGCCCCCTACGCTATTTCTGTAGATAGTTGTACTAACGCTTTATTTTTAATTTGTACTTATCTTAAAGTTAATCAAGTTACTATCCCATCTAAAACATATTTATCAGTCCCTCAATCTATAACACATGCTGGAGGGGAAGTAGTTTTTGATAAAAGACCCAAAACAAATCATTGGAAAGGAATATATCAATTAAAACCCTATCCTATATATGATGCTGCTAAAAGGTTAACTTCAAATATGTACATTCCTAAAAGTTATATGGCTTTATCATTCCACATTAAAAAACAGCTACCTATAGGAAAGGGAGGAATGATTTTAACTGATAATAAAAAAGCATATGAATGGTTTAAAAAAGCTAGATACGAAGGAAGGAGTGAAAAATATTATAAAGAAGATGATATTGATTTTCTTGGATGGAACATGTATATGACTCCTCAACAAGCTTCAACAGGTTTGGCTCTAATGCAAAATTATCCTAAACATAATTGTGACTTAGAAGAAATTCACGGGTATAGGGATTTAACAGAGTTTACAGTATTTAAAAATTATAATAAAATAGATAAAAAATAAAAATGATAAGAAATACAGATTTTGAATTAATAAAAGATATTTCAGAAATTAATGAAATTGTTTGGGTTGAAATTGGTGTGTATAAGGGACAAAATCCTCAATATGTTTTTAATAAATTTAACATAAAAAAAATGTATTTAATTGATCCATATGTACCATTAAATTATTTACCAAAGTATTTTGGTACAAAAGAAATTGTTGATACAAATAAAAATGTGGCAATAAAAAATTTAACTAATTTTAATAATAAATGTGTTTGGTTAGAAGACTTTTCTAAAAATGTTTATGAAACATTTGATGATGAAAGTATTGATATAATATATATTGATGGCAATCATTCATATGAATCAGTTTTATTAGATTTAAATAACTATTATGATAAAGTTAAAAATGGTGGTTTAATAATTGGGGACGATTATAATGAAGAAGGTGTGAAGAAAGCAGTAGATGAATTTACAGATAAAATAGGAATTAAATATAATACAATAGCAAAATATAAAAATCCACCACCAACACATAAATTTTGGTTTAAAAAATAAAACAAATGGATGCAGAAATAAAATATAAAAATAATACAATTAAATTTTATGATTTACTAAAAAGGGGTCATAATTTAGATAAACATATAATCCATAAAACTTTATACAGCAGACAAGATCATAAGTTTGATAATTTATTAAAACTTTTAAAACCAAATAGTGTTGTTTATGATATAGGAGCATATATAGGTACATTTTCAATCCCATTTGCGATTGAAGATATGAAAGTGTATGCCTTTGAAGGCTTCCCAGACAATTATAATAGATGTAAAAAAAATTGTGAGGCTTATAATAATATTAATGTTGAATTAATTGCTGTTAGTAATGAAAATAAAACAGTTAAAACCAAATTTAATGATTGTACAGCCCAAGGTGAAGCAAAAGAGCGAGAGATAAAATATGTGATATTTGATGAATTTCTTAAAAAAAATAATATAGATCTACCTGATCTGGTTAAAGTAGATATTGAAGGTATGGAAACTTTAGCTTTATATGGTATGACTAATTTACTAGAAAACATTAGGCCTATTTGGCAAATAGGGTATCATAAAGGATTAGAAGTTAAGTATGACAATTATCCGGGGTTTGTTGAAGTAGAAGATGGTGGATTTAATTTTAGTAGGTTTATTGAATTAGGCTATAATGTTTATAATGAAAGTAATACATTAGTTAATAACTTTACTACTTGGGGTGAATATATTTGTATCCCTAAAGAAAAAATTTAAATATTAGTTATGAATATAACAATATTAACAGATAACCCTAATAGTTGGATCCTTCCTTATGTAGAAATACTAAAAAAATATTTAACAACAAAGGCAGGAAACCCAAGTCATAACATCACTCATGTCTTTAACTCAAAGGAAATACCGGGGGGGGATTTGATGTTAGTTTTAAGCTGTGAGAAAATTCTTCCTAAAAAATACTTAGATTTATATAAAAGTAGTGTAGTTGTACACCCTAGTAAAGTTCCCCATGGAAAAGGTTGGTCCCCTTTAGCGTGGCAAGTAGTAGAAGGATCTAATAAAATTCCAATTAGTCTTTTTGAGGCAGTTGAAAAGGTAGATGCAGGGGATGTTTATTTAGTTGATTATATTAATTTAGAGGGTCATGAACTAAATGAAGAAATTAAACATAAACAAGGGGAAATTACTATTAAAATGGTAAAATACTATATAGAAAATTTTAATTCTATCCAAGGTGTTCCCCAAATTGGAGATGAAAGTTTTTATCCAAAACGCACTAAAAAGGATATCGAATTAGACTTAAATAAACCCCTTAGTACCCAATTTAATTTGTTAAGAGTAGTAGACAACGAAAGATACCCCGCCTACTTCTATAAAGATGGAATTGAATATACATTGAAAATATATAAAAATGAATAAAATAGCAATAGTTACGAGGGCAGATGATAATATTAAAGAAATGACTGATATAACTTTTCTTAGTATTAAAAGTTATGCCTCTAAAGTAGGAGCTGATTTTATAGTATTATCAGATCCCCCACCTTTTCTAACTCCAGACAATAAACCCCACTACAGAATATTGAAAGTAGGGGATTTATTAAATGAATATGATAGGATACTTTGTATAGATAGTGATGTTATTGTAAATAAAAGTTGCCCTAACATATTTAATATAGTACCTGAAGATAAGGTTGGCAGTATATATGAAGATAAAGGCTCTAGAAGACCTAGTAGGTTAGATTTAATTAAAAATATCCAACGCCATTGGGGGGAAGTAGGGTGGAAAGAAGGATATACTAATGCCGGAACTTTTTTAGTATCTAAAAAACACAAAAATATATTTACCTCCCATGAAGGACAGTATTGGCTAGACTGGGGATCAGCAGATTTACATTTAAGTTATAACATTCATAAATACAAACATAAAGTACATGAGTTGGATTTTAGATGGAATCATATGACAATGTTTTCTGAGTCTTGGAATGGTAACCCAAATAGATTTGAATCTTACATAATCCATTATGCGGGAGGAGGGGTGTTTGATCCTAAGTATAAAAACCGTACTTCCCAAATAAAGGCAGATTATAACCAAATATACCAAAATTAAATGAAAAAATTATTTGCAGGCCCTTTTGTAGGAGAATTTGGATGGGAATTATTCTGTTGGCAGGGAGTAATCAGAGCTCTTTCAGAACAATATGATTACACTACAATAGTATGCCGCCCAGGACAACAAATACTATATGAAGATTTCGCTAATGAAATATTAGAGTATTCTCCTCAAGTCTATGAGCCGGACTGTGCACATAATATAAATGGTATAACAAATGATTTCCCTACTCCTGAAACCACAATAGAGGGTACAGATTTATATATAGGCCCTAATACTGCAGTTATAGGGTATAATAGCGCTGAAGATCAATTTAATCCTCCTTATATTCAAAAATATATAAAATATGGAATTAAAAATTCTAATAACCCTAAGATTGATGTTATTATACATGCTAGAAATACTAATAAGCATAATACTGGGTATAGGAATTGGGATAAGTCAAAATGGGAACAAGTAGTTGAATATCTTTCTCTTAAAGGATTTATAGTAGGAAGTATGGGTACACTTTCATCTTCTTTACATATAGAAAATACTATAGACTTAAGAGGTATTTCATTAAAAGATCTAACTAACTATTTACATAATAGTAAATTTGTAATAGGGCCTTCTTCCGGTCCCTTACATTTAGGAGCTTTATGTGGTACCGATGTTATAGTTTGGAGCGGGGATAAGAATAATACAAATAGGTATTTAACAAGTTGGAACCCTCATAAGGTTAATGTAAATTATGACCACACTTCATGGGATCCCCATGTTAATGCTGTTTTAAATTTAATTAAAACTAATGAATTAATAAAGGATGGAAAACAATAAAAAGCGAAAAAATATAGTTGGTATAGCAAGTGTTCCTAATAGAGTAGAAGGATTAAAAGATACAATTAAATGTTTATCTCCCCAAGTAGATCATATCTACGTTTGGTTAAATGGTTATGAAAAAGTACCTAAGGTAGAAGAAACAAATGTTACTTTTCATTTAAGTAAAAAAAATATAGGTGCGGTAGGTAAAATAAAAATTAAAGAAATAATAGATAAATCTGATGACTTTTATTTTTTTACTTGTGATGACGATATTATCTACCCTAATAATTATATAGAACATAATATTGAAAATTATACTGAAGGTTCATTTCAATCTTCACATACGGGATTATATAAATCTTACCCAATTGTAAATTATTATAAAGAAACAGAACGTAATAACAATGTTCCAACATTTTTTGTTAGAGGGTGTAATCAAAAATTTGCAGTTCATATTGGAGGAACCGGGGTTATGATGTTTACTTCTGATATGTTATGGGAAATTCCTGTAGATGATTTTTTAGAATACCCCAATATGTTAGATCCGTGGATTGGGGGATATGCTCATATAAATGATATTCCTATTTACACTTTAATCAGAGAAGATTTCTGGATAAAAGAAAACCATGAAATAAACCAGAAATCTAGTATATTCCATTCTGATGCAGGTAAAGGAGAAATTCAAACCCAAATTATCAACCATTATTTCTGTTCTAAACCAAACAAGTACCAACCAGTACCAATAAATAAATAAATGGGAAAAATAACATTTTGCATACCTAGTAAGGATAATCTAAGATATTTAAAATCCTCAATTAATAGCATTAAACAAAATTCAGTTTTAAATAATGAAATTATTGTGTGGGTTGATTCGGATAATGATGGAACTGAAAAGTGGTTAAAAGATAATAGTATAAGATATTTAATTAATCCTAAAAATGAACCCCAAGGTATAGCAGCAGGTTATAATAGATGTATTGAAGCAGCTTCAAATAAGATAGTTTGTATGTTCCATGCTGATATGTTTATGGGTAAGGGATTTGACGTAAATTTAGTTAAACATTTAAAACCAAAAACTGTGATAGCTGGTACTAGAATAGAACCACCTTTACACCCTGAAGGAAAGGAAAAAATAGTAAAAGATTTTGGAATGTATCCTGAGGATTTTAGGGAAAAAGAATTTAATGAATTTGTATCTCAAATCCAAAGTGATCAAAAAGATCAAATTACACGTGGAATATTTGCTCCTTGGGCCTGTTATAAGGATGAAATATTAGAAATTAGAATGCATGATGAAGAATTCCATTCATACCATGAAGACTCAGACATATTTAACAGATTTATTTTAAATGGAATGGAGTTAATTCAAAGTAGAGATGCTTTGGTTTATCATTTAACTTGTAGGGGGGGACAATTTCAAGATGGGATAGACCAAATTACTAAAGATAAAAAATTCCATCAAATGAAAAATACCTCAGCAAATTATTATATTGAAAAATGGGGCTCATGGATTCAAAATGATGAATATCAATATCCTATAATTTATCCTG